ACATATATCTCAGCGTCATTTCGTAACGACTCAATATAAAAAGGAGTAACGTTCCGTCCATGATAGAAGTCTCCACCGCAGCTCTCCCTGAAAAGGAAGTTGCGGCCGGAAAAACTTTTTTCATGGTTAATGACAAGTCCGGCTGCTCTCAATGTCTCACACGTAGCACTGTACATTTCTGTAGGGATGATAATATCGTCCCCGAATACTCCACATTTAGAGTAATCGACAGTGCACCTCTTTTTGTTAACACCACAACGTCCAACTTCAGACGTTGCGTAAACAAGTGCTAACAAGGTAAGAGTCATAACGGGAAAGGTAGAACCATTTCCCATAGGTGACATCATACCGGCTCTAACAGTGAATGGACCAATTTCTGAAACGCCATGTTCAAGTGATATGTAATCACTACGAATAGACGTGAGAAAGTGGTACCATTCCGGGGGCCAAAGAGAAGCTATTAATTGGGGTGTAATAAGATCAGAAGCAGATTTTAGATCTATAGTGGCTAATGAACCATCAATAGATCCGAGATATGCTAAATGTCTATTACGATCCTGCTGATTTTGCAGATCAACCCCAATATGTTTGAGAACTCCAGACAAGTAAGATTCTGCAGCAAGCTGCAGAGCCATATTGACGAGAGGCTCAACACAAATAGTACGTGCAGTTTTTTCATTTTTTGGAACCGTGGTTAATCTCGACCCAGCGACAATTTTTGGTTTCACTTTCCCATGCTTTTCGTCATAAAGACGGAGTCTAGGGGTGTAAAAACGAACAAAGTCGTGGTATTTAGCACATTTAGCAGTGACAGTCCATGGAGCTCCTAGCTTTTCAGCGAAATGAGATCCACGAACACCATTGCTGGACCCCGGTCCGAAGCGCCATCTTGCGATGAGAGCTTCGAAACAGAGTGTAGTGCCAGCTGGAGCATTTGAATTTAATCGAGTGAAACTTTCTAGACCCGTGTATATAAAATCACGGGCATGACTAATGATATCCGCAGAGAGTACCGGTACGGTTCTCAAGGCTTGGTCATTAATCTCTAGGAAGTCGAGAATGGCTTTTTCGTGCGTTGCAACATTACTTATGTTGAAACGTTTACGAAACCGGTCCTCGAGACGCCGTAAGGCAAAGTTCACATGTCCCGCCTCCTCCGCGAGGAGGATGTCGAGTTGGAGAAAGTCTGAGAATGAAGC